ATAATCTAAAACATCAAATCCCGGATCTTCCTGCGTTTCGTCCACTTCATTATGTCCTGTTATAGTACCGCCAGGATAATAAGCATAGAACGCTTTACATATGTGGTCGAACGAATTTAACTGCGAACGAGTTAACGAAGCAGCAGATATAAAGTTTTCATAATCGGGCGTGCCTGTTGGAGCGTTAATACCTCCGACAAAACAAACGCCCAAAGAATTTTCATCGTAACCTGGAGCATGATTTCCGTTTTTTGAAAACGGCAACCCTCTCTGGATGGATCCGTCTCTTCTTATAATCAAATTATAAACTATCCCTTCCTGCCACTTGTCTATTTCTTCTGAACCAATATTTCTGTTGGTATGCGTTTCTGTCCAATGAACAATTATTTTATCTACATCTCTTCGGATTAAACTAAACTCAGCCTGTAATTCTTCAACTGAAGAAATATATGAAAAATCATTATTTTCTCCGATTTGTATAGGATCAGAAAAAACCTTTTCTTGTATTTCCACTTTAGTTGCATCGGAGATACTTGTATTTACTTGTAATAAAGTTGTCGTTATAGTGTTATAATCACTAGAACTAAATTTATCGACCAGTCTAACCGCATTTGAAAAATCTGCAGCGTCTCCTTGAGATAACGCTACAACTTTTTGAAGAACGTCAGTAGGAATATCTGGCGCTATTTCTTGAACTATCTCATATGCGTCAGTAAATAAAAAAGTACTAATGCCTTCTAATAAACCAAGTTCTGGGTTGTTAGATTTTGCAGAAATTTTATTTGAATATCTAGTAGTCTCATTTGCCAAAATATCTAAAGAATCATCTTTGTCGTTAATTGAATTAAAAACAGTTTGACCGTCTTTTCCAGTCATTTCCGCTAAATCTCTTTTAAACCCTTCTTCATCATACTCAATTTCTAATTCTGCAGGAACTACTATAGAAACGTCTTCCTCCTGTTTATCTATCTCTGCTAACACAGAATTTTTAAAATCTGTTGCATCTTGCATATTTCTAGTAACTTGTATAGGCGCGCCTGCAGCCCCATTAATTCCAGTATTTGCCGAATCATAAAAAAACGTATTATTAACATTGGTAAAAGACTGCGCAGCAAAAGCATCTTTACCGTCTTTAATTGCTTCTTTTGCTGCTTCTTTTACAGCTGCAGCAGAGGCTTTAGATCCGACCTTCCCCACTAAATTGGTTACTTGTGCTTTAACTTGAGAAGTCGCAGTATCAGTAACTATTTTTTGAAGAGAAGTCGTTCCTCCGGAAAGTCCTGTTAATATTTTTAAAATACTAGCGATTGTATCGTTACCGTCAGGAACTAACGACGCCTCGTCTACTATAAGGTTTCCTCTTTCGTCTTCAATAAAATTGACACTAAGTTTTGCGCCGAGTTTAGAAGTTAATGTACTGGCGACAAGATCGTTAACTTTTGTTTTAGCCATGTTTTTTAAACTATTAACGCCATCGGTTATTAAACCTTCTGCAGTCGTGTTATTAAGTTTATCTTTAAATTGGTCTGCTTCCGATCTAAGAGATTGTATGCCGCCTTTAATTTCTCCAGATACCGAATTGATCAATGTTTCTCTAGAATTTTTTAGGTCGTTGGCAGAAAAGGCGGCGCTCTTAGCAACATCATTATATGCTGTTTTAGCATCTCCTTGTATTTTATCTACGAATGACTGCCATTTGGGTACAGGGGGCGTTATAGGTCCGCCACCGTCGACGTCTCTTTGTGCCATTATTGATATACCTCACGATATGCTTGTTTTGCTATCGAAATAGCATTTTTATTTGATTTAGTATAGTATTTAGAGACTATATTCGTCGCTTCTTCTATTTCATTTGATTGTAACAACAATTTATTAGCGAGGAGCAAATCGTTTCTGAGTTCGTACAAAATAAACTGTAATTGCAAAGAATAAGATAATGTCGTCGCTGGCGGTTCATAAGATATAGCGAAGTCTCTCAAGTTTTTAAACCGTTTTCCTGTCGCTAACCATCCAGCAATGCCGACTCGATCATCAGCAACTGAAAGTAATTTAAAACCAGACACGACTTGTAAATTTGCTACAATCGCAGCGGAATGAAGCGGAGTATATCCGTTGTCTATAAAAAATTTCATTCCTTGTAATCTTCTGAGAGTCTCATCTGTCGTTTCTAGGAAGTCGTCTCGTAATTCCTCAATTACAACATTTTGAAGTCTAGATTGTTGTTTATTGTAAGAAGTTTCGCTTGTAAACGTGACACCTTTTTGAATATCCGATGGGAACTCGTCTCGATAAATTACACCCATAACCAAAGGCACTTGAGAATGCCTGCCGTCCATAAAAATACCAAAAACCTGCGCGCCTGCCAAAAGTTGCGGAGACCTACCTATTCCAGAAGAACCTCCCTCAGTAGCAGAAATCATTACTTGCGCCCATGGTAAATCGACTTCAGGAACATTAGAAGTTTCTGGATCATGTACTCCATGAATACGAACACGAACTCTTCCTTCAAACCCAGCTGGCGGAACAGCGTTAATTACTGTACCTATAAACCAGCGCGTTTCATCGCCATAGTACATATAATTTATCGGTCTTAACGGTCCCGTTGTCATAATTCATTTCCGGTATTAGGAAGATCGTTTACTTTACAACCTGAAAATAATACGCTATGTTCTGTTTTAGAAATGCTATTTTTAATAGATGTAATAATATAATCTCCAGATCTTCTGTGATCTGTAGTAGTATTGGCATCAATAGAATTAGCAGAAGCGTCACTATTCAAAAATAGTAAACGAAGTTTATCCGCAACGCTAATGTTTTTAGCAAAAAACAAAAACCCGTCCATTTTTAAATCCAAAGTGTTTCGATTTAAAATATTTTTAATCATCTGTTGTTTATATTTTAACGAAGATTGCCCATTGCTTTCGTCATGATAATTGTTAAATTGTGGATATGTTCGTGTGGTATTAATTTGATGAACATTATTCGCGTCGTACAAATCATATAACGATTCACCAATTTTAAGTATGGGATCAAATAGATTATATGCAAAATTGCCATCTATTAAATTATTTACTGTCATCTCATCTACAATATTTCTAATAGAATAGTGTTTCCTGGTCGTCACTCCGGTGTTTATATCAGTTACGGAAAATCTAGATCCGATTGTTCCGGTTTCTATCATATGTAACATGTTTTCAGAGTTTACATCTCTAAATCCTTCTATAGCATAAATTTTCTTAGCAGCGATGTTTTCTGACGATCGCATTCCTGAAGTATGCCGCAAAGGCGACTTTGGGTTTAATACCGTAGAAGAAAGGTTTTCCTCCATATTTTCTATAATAATATCATTACCAAATAATGTCGAATACGCTAACATCGGAAATCCGGATTTAGAAGACGATCTATCGCGCAACCAACATATTGCTTCGATTGGGGTTAGATAAGGAACTACTATTTTTCTTGGTCCTTGCGCAGAAGGTTTAAAATTTTTATATGCTATTTTCCTTCCCAATTCGATTTCAGAAATAGATTTTATGATTTCTTCAAAAGATCCTGTATACGATTTACTAATTTGTTTTACTGCATTGATTATTACATGCTCTTCTACTAAATGCAGAACAATAGCATCAGATCTATCGTTAATCGGAGCGTTTGCTTCTATACGAGAAATATAGAATTTCTTTTCAAATAAAACTCTTCGCTCTTCTAGTTGTTCGGTAAACTCGATTGTAATAGTTTCAGTGCCTTGTAAGTTTACCGCGTGCCTTAAACCAAAATCGTCTATCAGACTTATTGAAGCATGAACAAAAGGATTTAGAATATCCTCGTAAAAAACAAACTCCAAAATATTTGGAAGAATATCTACTTCTACTCCGATTTTTTCTAGAATCGTTCCAGACAAAATAGCTTTTGTACAAAAATGATAAGTCCCGGATTCCATATTAACTCACAAGTCTATTGAATTCGCCTACGACTTTTTCAATTTCATCGGGTTTAATTACTCTTATTTGTCTTACGTCTTCATTTACCGCAATAAAATTTTCTTGGAAAGTTACAGGAGTTCCAGGATCAATCGGATTATCGACCAAATCGTATTCCACTGCAGATCCAGTTTTAGTATAGTGGTGTGTTCCATTAAATTCGAAATCAAAAGCACTAAAATTATAACTGTTACTAGTATCAGCATATTCGACCGATACTATAGTATCAGAATTTAAAACAGCAGAAGAAGTAAAATATATTTCTGCATTTTGTAAATTTTTACTCTTAACCGTAGCTGCTCTTTTTGCTGCGCCGCTGGTAACTAAATTAACCGATTCGCCTACTGGATACAATAAAGAAATTTGTTGCATTAATGTATTGTATGCATTTAGGTCAACAAAATCTAATCTTCCAAAATACCCATTGTAAATTTCTTCAGATTTTTCATACACTCTTTTGTCTGTAAGCGGCCAACTTTGTTGCCTTAACTTTTCGTTCATTAAATAAAATGTCCAATAGTAATCAGTCGTTCCGTAAATCCTATATGATAAAGTGTCTGGTCTTTCATTTGATAAAATTGTAGTGTTAGTATATACGCTTAAATTATCTTGAACGCGATCGAGGACATCAATATAAGTTGAAAGTCTTTGGAACAATATGGAGTATTGTTCATCGCCAAAACGATAACGATCAACTTTAAAATTTTTAAAATAATTTGACATATTAGTAACCTTGATTGATTCTCGCTCGATTCAACGCGAACGCTTCTGTAAATGTAAGATTAAGTCCAATCTCGGTAAAATTACCGTCGGCGTGCATTCCAGTTGTCGGAGTGTTGTAAGTAATATCTATTGTTGTCAAATAACATGGCAAAATTCTAGTTGCAATAGGTTTCCCACGGTATTCAATAAAGATGTCAAACAAATCAGGGAAAATATATCCAGCAGGAATATTTCCTAGCGTTATTAAATCGGGATAACAAGAAATTCGAAAAAATTTAATAATCTTTTTAATTTCTTCTGCTTCTTTAGGATTTCTAGCTACTAAAGAAAAACTAAATGCGAAATTTCTTATCACAGAACTCTTGAATAGCGTTCGAGAATTAGGATTGGACGAAATCCTAGAACCTGAGGAAAGTCCGGTCGATGGTAATCCAGCTGTTTCTAATCCTTTAAGAACAACTGCAGAAACTTGAGGAGTAGGTCCGCCAGTTAAAAATGCGCCACTACTTTGCAATATCGCTTTAACAGAACTACCAACTGCGCTTTGACCGCTGGAAGCCGCTGTTTCAATAGCTCCATTAATTAATCCCAGATCTGCATTTTGATAGTCTAATCTATCAGTAAATTGAAGTTGTTGACGAAGAGGAAGTTTTACAAATCCCATATCTTTTCCGTCATCTAACAAAGTATCTCGAAACGATTGAGTGCTGATGGGTCCGTTCGCCCAGTCTGCGATATCTGAAAAAGTGTCAGAAATAGCGTCTAAGGCTCCTGACAAAAACCCTTCGTTTTTTACTTCGCTCGAAACTTCTCTTTCTGATTTTTCAGACTCGGCTCCAGTTTCTTTCGCTTCGCTTTTACCACTATTGGAACCCACTCCGAGTTCAGTTGACTCGTCTAATGCAAAAGACGTAATCTTTTTAGATATTCCGTCTATAATATCGTAAAGCAAACCAGTAACTTTGCTTTGACTTTCTAACTGTCGAGCGCGAAATTTTATACTTCCTGGAAATCTAGAATTGCCTCGCATGTCTAATGGATAATAAAGTTGCGTGTATTCTCTACGAGTCCTGCCAGGTTGATCCCGAAGATCTGTCTCTTCTTTATATTCTTCGAGAGTTTTTGCTTCAGTAGTCGTCGTCGGATTCGACGGAACTCTTTCTGTTGATCCTGGTTCTACAAACGCCATTGCTTTCCCAATAAATAAGTTTACGTTGCATTTATTTATAGAGATCATGGCTTATTCAGGAAAATATAGAATTAAAAATTCTGCCAAATATAAAGGCGATCATACCAAAGTTTTTTATCGTAGTTTATGGGAAAAATATTGTATGATGTTTTTCGACACTTCAAATTCCGTAAAATCGTGGTCCAGCGAAGAGGTTATTATTCCATATTTGTATGAGGTTGATGGTAAATATCACCGATATTTTCCAGATTTTAAAGTAACCTGGTCAAACAACAAAACGGTATTAATAGAAGTTAAACCGAAAAAAGAAACTGTTCCACCGCAAGGCGCGAAAAAAACGAAACGTTACGTTTCAGAAGGAATGACATATGTAAAAAATAGAAATAAATGGAGCGCGACCGAGAGATACTGCAAAGATAGAAATTGGGAATTTTTAATCTGGACAGAAATAGAACTTGATAAACTAGGCATAAAACCTAAGTCTACAAAACGTTTAAAACCATATTCGAGAAAAAAATGAAATACCCAGGCGATGATTACATTACACAACAATTACACATATCCTTAACTAGAAAACAATTCGTAAACATTGCAGAGTTCGATCATCCGTCAATTGATTTAAATAGGAGCCATTGGGTTTTTAAAGCAGACAAAGATTTCCATTATCAATTAGAAAATACTGATTTATTTGAAGAGCAATCGGCGAATTCTAAATTTTTATTAGGTCTAACAACAGTGGAATTTAACATTACAGATTTGTGTAACAGAAAATGTTGGATGTGCCCGCATCACAATGAAGAACTGTTTCCTAATAATAATGTTTTTATGGAATTGGAAACTGTCAAAAACACTGTTGACAATTTAAAAAAGAACAACTATGTCGGAACTATTATATTTGGTAGCTATGGCGAACCTCTGTTACATCCAAAAATATTAGAAATGATCGAATACGTTTCTAAAAATTTACCTAAATGTGAAACTAACTTAATAACAAACGGCGACAGGTTTATTAAAGGTTCTATTCCTGGATATGGACCATTTAATGCGGAGCGTTTAAAAAGCACTGGTTTAACATCTATGCTTATCGATTGCTATGACGACGACGAAAGATTAGCAAAATATCTAAAGGAAATAAAGTCTTTAGTAGGAATCCTAGACATAGAATTTTATCGAAGATATTACAAAACGCCGACATACCTAGATCGCGCCGGTCTGATGGATCCTTATACGGGGAAAAGACCAACGTATAAACACTCGTTTCGAAAACCTGTTCCGTGTTGGTATCCTATTACTAAATCGTTTATAGATTATGATGGAAGTATTAGAGCTTGTTGTCATAATTGGGAAAGAACTTTAGGTTCTTTTGGAAACGTAAACGATACTGCCTTTTCGGAACTTTGGATGCATTCAGAATCATTAAACGAATTAAGAAAATCTTTAATTTTTAATAGAACAAATTCTAATAAAACTTGCAAACATTGTAGCGCAGCCGGTCTATCGAGGCAAAAAAAGGGTATAAAAATTGCTGAACTATGGAAACCGATTTTAAAAGTATAAAAATACTATATAATGCAAAACACTATCTCAATTATGACAGAATCAACAGCAAACCAGTCTGAAAAAACCTACTATCTGTATCGCACCTTTTCCGGAAAAATTTTCTCTTCTCCTGAAAAGTACGAGACCGCAGAAAAACTTTCTGAGTATAAACAAATGGCGGCAGAAGAACCAGAAGTTAAACAACCTTCGTAATTCGTTATAAATAGATTCATGAGTAATCTATTTCAAACAGTTGAACAAGAAGCGTTCCGTGCAGGAATAACTCCGCGTACAAATCAATCGCGAAGATGGTTTCGTAATAAACTCTCTGGAATGCAACCTAATCGTAGAGCATTACTTAGCGAACCAGAGTTAAGAAAAACGCAACGTTCCGCTGTGGGCGGAATGTACATGTTTTTCTATGATCCTAAAACAAGAGCAAAACTTCCATACTGGGATAACTTCCCTCTAGTAATTGCAGTGCAAAAAGCTCCTGGCGGATTTCATGGTTTGAATCTCCATTACTTACCGTTGACTCTACGAGCAAAGTTTTTAGATGGACTTATGGACATCACATCAGATAAAAAATATAACGATAACACCAAATTTGCAGTTTCATACAATTATTTAAAAAAAGCAGCAAAGATGAAATATTTTAAACCTTGTTTTAAACATTATCTTACTGCTCACATTGAAGGTAACTTAGCAGAAGTTCCCGCACCAGAATGGGAAATTGCAACTTTCTTACCAACAGCGCAATGGTCGCGCGGTTCCCAATCAAAAATCTGGGCAGATTCAAGGAGCATGATAAATGAGCGCTAGTAAAACAGCAAGCATAGATCAACTTTCATCACAAATTACTAAACATAATGGATTCGCTAGATCTAATTTGTTCTCGGTGATACTTCCTAGGTTTGAACAATCAGGACAAGACCCTAGAGATCTAAATTTATTGTGCAAAAATGTGCAGCTACCTAGTTTTAACCTCGCTACAATTCCTAGAGAAATTGGAATGAGTACGACTGAAGTAGCGCATGGTATGACATATCAACCGATTCAAATGACTTTTCGAGTAATGAATGATCAAGGAGTAAGAAAATATTTTGAAACGTGGATGAACAGCATAATACCGAATTGGCAATCATCAGACCCGACTGATCATTATGTTGGATATTATGACGATTACGTTAGAACTATAGAAATACGACAATTAAAAAAAGAACTTAATGTTCCACTTTTTGAAAAACAATTTAATTTACCCTTGCCATCATTTATTAAAAGAAGATTATCTAACGTAGGTCCTATAAATTTTGGAACAAACCTTATAAGCACGTCCATAGGCGTTGACGGAATAGAAGTAGATCTAAATCTAGCAGGAAGCAACAGTTACGTATGTACTTTATATGAAGCGTATCCAGAGATTATTAATTATGAGCAACTCTCAGACGATAATGCTCAAGGGTTATCAGAAATAACTATAACTTTCAGATATAAAAATTGGTCCGGTTCAGGATTACAAGATGACAATCTGCTATCTAAAATAGAACGAGAAATAACTGGTGGATTACATCAACTACGCGATAGAGTTGAAGATAAAATTAAGACCAGGGTAGGAAAAGCGATAGGAATTAAAATTTAAATAAGGATATAAATTATGGCGTTACCGCGATTGAATGATACACCAAAGTATAGCATGGTTATACCATCGAATGGAAAGAAGATTAGATACAGACCATATTTGGTTAAAGAAGAAAAAGTATTAATGCTCGCTAATGAAAGCGGAGATTTAGAGTCTATTGTTAATGCTATGATCGAAGCGGTCGTTTCGTGTTGCACGCCAAAACTTGATCCAAAACTTCTTACTACTTTTGATATGGAATACCTGTTTATGCAAATTAGGGCAGTCTCCGTCGGAGAAACTTCAGATATTTTGTTAACGTGTCCGCATTGCGAAACCGATAACGAAATCTCAATAAATGTCAAAGAGGTGTTTTGTAAAGAGGTAATAAAAAATCCAAAGGTTAAATTGTCGAAAGAAATTTCTCTAGAAATGAGGTATCCTTCTTATAGCGATTTTGATTTTAATAACGAAAACGTTGTAGAAGAATTTTTGTTTAACTCTATTGATGCAGTTTGTACAAAAGAAGAGCGATTACCGATTAAAGAAGAATCAAAAGAAGAAATACGAGCATTTTTAGATTCGTTAACATCGGATCAATTAAAATCAATTGACGATTTTATATCTGAAATGCCAGTTGTTACTAAAGACGTTAATTTTAAATGTGGACAATGTAACGAAGAACAAGAACACAAATTACAAGGAATTAGAACTTTTTTTTAATATGCCTCTCTCATGTCAATATGATTTCATATTACAAAACAAATTTTGCTTTAATTCAATATCATAAGTATAGTTTGACAGAGTTAGATAATATGATACCATGGGAGAGAGAGGCTTATCTTACTTTACTTCATCAGTATTTAGAAAAGGTTAAAGAGGAACAAAAACAGCAATGACATCATTAGCAGATCTTACCGAAAGTCAAAACGAAACCAATGAACATTTGCAACACATTGAAGATAAATTTGACGATTTTTTTAGAGACACGTTTAACCGACGAGGTGAGATGCTGGAATCTAAAAGAGAAAATAACAGTGCTAAAAGGGGGATAGGGTTTGGATTGCCGAATGTCGGTAAAATGCTTGGTAAAGCTGCAGACAATACTATGCTTAAATCGTTGCTCGGTCTCGCTTCTCTGTTAACTGGTCTCGGCGCTCTAAAATCGTTTCTTGATAATTTTGATCAGTATAAAACCAAGTTTGACACATTTATGGATGGGTTATTAGAAGGTCTCGATAAGTATCAAGTAAACATGAATACCTTGGCTCTTGCTTTAGCGCAAACTGCTCTAGGAGTCAGCGCTGGCGGGACCAAAGTTTTGTCTCGGCGAGCACCATCCCCCCCTCCCAATGAAACGTCTAAAACTGCAGGCGGTACATCTACCCCAAATGGGAAATATTCGCCAGGTAAAAGTGTTGCATACAAAAACGCCAAAGGGGAAGTGAAAGTAGCTAACGTTGTTCAAGATTTGGGTAACGGAAAACTTCAAGTACAATCTAAAGGCGCAACATATGCAATAGACATTGCAAAAAACCAAGCAAAACTGCTTGATCTTATTTGGCCTGATTCGGCAACCACAGGGTCTCCTAGCGGTGTAAGCGGAGGAGTATCCGGATCTACCGGTTCTAAAATATTGAGCGGTGCGAGTAAAGCATTTGCAGTCGGCGGCGTAGCTCTTACGGGTTATGAGATAGGGCAAATTCGAACAAACGAAGGGTTGTCAGAAAGAGAAAAAAACGTTCAAACTGCCGGAGCAGTCGGGGCAGGAGTAGGCGGGTTCGGAGCAGGAGCAATAGCAGGAGCAGCAGCAGGAACTGCAATTCCTATCCCGGTTTTAGGAACGCTTACTGGCGCTATTATTGGAGGTCTGATAGGGAGTTACGGTGGTCGCGCATTAGGAATAGAAGCTGCTGATGCATTACTCGACCCAGAGGCAGCACAAGCATTACCTGCGACGCCCATAATTATGAGTCCAACTTATAATACTACTACTAATACATCGACAGGAGAAGGCGGTGGTGATGCGTCTAGCAGAGGATCTTCAGGATCGATATTAGATCAATGGAACACAGGCGTATGGACGCCGAATATGATAAGATAAAAAAAAGGGGACCGAAGTCCCCTTAATCCCATTCTTCTAACCAAGTGCTCAATTCTGATTCTTTTTTCTTATGGGGTCTCTTTGTAGATATCCCATTAACCTTTCCCGCCAAAGTATTATCAATGGTGCTCCTAAGGTAATCAGCAAGAGTTGTATCGTTTTCAATACACCAGATTTTAAATTTTTTATGAGTTTCCTCATCTAATCTGAAATTGGTAAGAACAGTTTTCGTCATTAATCTTCTTCAGCAAGTTTAGCAAAGTATGACATGGCGTCTTCTTCTTCTTCGTTATCGTCAGATGCGATAGAAGGAGCGGGAACTACACGTGGCTCTGGGGATGCTTGGACGTTATCCAATGCAGGATAATCGGAAGCAACAGATTGACCAAGTACCATATGCAGTCTTGCTTCTAGTTCAGCATAACTCTTATAGTTTTCAGGATCAGAGAACTCTTTCAGATCATATGAACCACTATAGATTTCTTCTAGACGATCTTCGCTTTCAGAAAGAGTTGAGGTTGAAGCAAACTCAGACTTATCGTAGTTACGATATCCTTCCACGTTGCGAATCTTCAGTTTGAATGACGCGCCTTCCCAAAAGTCAAAAGGATTAATAGGTTGTTCATCAGCGAACTGTGGTTGCATGACATCCATAATTTTATCAAAGATCTTTTTGCCATATGTGAACAAAAAGACTTGCCCTTCGTTTTGTGGATTGGCGGGATCAGACTCTACTAGAATGTTAGAAACATAATGTAGACGACGCTTGCGCTCGCGCGCAATATCTTTATCACGATCATCACCTGAGTTCCATAGTCTACTGTTTGCTTCAGAAACAGGGTCTTGTTGACCGATAGAAGTCAAAGACTTTTCGATGTACCATTGACCAGTAGGTCCCTTAAATCCATGATCCCAGTAACGAACCCAAGGCAGTTCAGCGCCTTCGGTAGCAGGAAGGAATCGAATTACAGCGTAACCGTTTCCTGCTTTATCTACCGTGGGTTTCCATTGACGTTCATCAACGTAAGACTTCTTCTCTGGGTTAGATTCAGTAGATGCCGCCGATACCAACTTGGCGATTGAGTTTGCGCGATTGCGCTTTAGTTCTGCAAAAGACATATTTTTTTCCTCGTATTACAGTGTATTTTTAGTATTTTATTTTATCCACATTATTCATAATATAGACTATTTATATTAACATATTTTTTAAAAAATGTCAATCCCATAGTACACGCGGTACTTGCGGAGGATGCCATCTGAAACTTAAACAGTCTCGGACATGCTCTCCATTCCGAACTCCGTGCCAAAGAGTTTGATCAAAAACAACTGGAGTATCTAGAATATATTGATCTACAACTTCGGCGTTATGACAACTAGGATTGAGCGAATAACCTGCAAGTATTTCTTCAGGGTTTTCCTCAGGAGTTAAATCAAAACGTTGCACATCTTCAAATTCAAACTGATAAAATTCTGTAACGGATTCCTTACAACCAGAAATAGGAATGTTTAGTGCTGGCGCCAAACCTTCATCTTTATGTGGCGCAAAATGAAGATGCGGCGAAATACATATCCGCATGACATAATCTGGTAATTTTTCAAACGTTTCTTCCAACCATTTTAAAGTCAAAGGGATTTCGTCTAATGAGAAATTGCTTGTTTGCCATTGACTAAATGTATACCATCCTTTAACAGGCAACGGTGGCGGATTTATTTTCGCCCAGGATTGTAGTTCGCTTTGAATTTCTTCCCAGTTATCAGGATATAATTTCTTATACCGCATCAAAAAGTCCTTTATTTTTTTTCCTAGGCAAATAATTTAATTTTCTTGCTTCGTTTTCTAATTTTTCTTGTATAGAAGCAGAGATAAATTTTTTACAATCGTCTATTTCAATACTATTATTCTCACATACATAAACAATAGCGTCGATATAAGATAATGTTGTTGTTGACACCGTTTCTTCTACTATCTTGCTAAATTTATTTTTATTAATCATCAGTCCGTCTAGTTTGATCATTTTTCTCCCATACGCGTTGGATATCTGGATACCAAGTACCAACATTTCTCTTTACGGTGCCGTCTGTTTCGTATGCTATTGCTTTACAAACCAAACGGACCTTTTGTTCTCTTCGCTCTCCGAACCACATGTCGTTCCAAATGCCGGTGCGCAAATAGTTCTGCATATTTGTAACATAACTTTGTGCAGACTGATAACGCATTCGAATCGATCTGTCTGGCGACTCTTCGTCTTTCTTATTATTTGTCACAAACAATTTCCAAGTGGTCAACCAACTCTTTACTTTATCGGGATGTAAAAAGTAATCGGGTTCTTTCGGAAGGTCTATTAATTCGGTCTTATCTTTATCTTTTAAAAATTGTGCTCTCTGTAAAATAGGTTTGAGGTTTTTCTCCAAACTATTGCGAATCGAATCTGGTATAAACCCGAGTCTGATAGCAATCCATCCATATTTAGAAAACGAGGTTAAGTACGCGGGTGGGATGACCACAGTTTCTTCATGCATATTCCAGTCAGAGTATTCGCGTATCCATTTTTTTAACCAATGGAGTTGCTCCTTATCAGAAACCTCAAAGTGAACAAAGTCTGCCACAGATTTAAAAGCGGCGATCTTATTTTCTTCAGTCTTTGCTTTTCTTAACTTATCCCAGTCAGGTTCGGGAATTAATGTTTTCTTCTTCTTAGGTACAAACTTTTTCCTGGCCATCTCTGTATTCCTCATTCGCGTCTGTTACTGCGTCTAACAGCGGCGTATCATTAGAAAGAGATCTTAATGCCGCCATATCTTTAGGAAGGCAATGTCCGCCGTATCCATATTTACCGTCGGGACCAGGAACCTGAGTGTGCGACCTTCCGATTCGTGGGTCTATAGTAATAGCGTCTATCATTTGATCAAATCCTTCAAACCCACATGCAGTAAATATTTTATACATCTCGTTAAAGAAAACGACCTTGGTCGCAAGAAAACTATTTTCGACATACTTAGAGAACGCTGCTTGTTCTAGACTACAGTATTTGACTTCTTTTAATAGCGGTAACGATGGTTTTAGTAATTCGTCCCAAAAACGGCAGTCATCGCCACCGTAAATAGCAAAGGTTTGATTTAAAAATTCATCAGTAGGCGAACGATTAATATTAGAACTTGCTAGAAACTCAGGTGAGTATGTAATGCTCTTTCGCATACGCTTGAGTTTGTTAGGAGTCTCGCCACACAACCACACTGGATCAACAGCAGATTTGATCAGATACTTTACATTGCCATATTTATGAAACACTTCTTCTACGTGATCTGTATTACAAGAACCATCTTCGCGCATAGGCGTGGCAACGCAGACTACTACGCCATCAGGAGGATCGATCTGTTCATCTCGATAATAGTTATGCCCCTTTGCAGGATCATCAATAAAAACCTCAACGCCGTTGCGCAACTCTAACGCCGCACTCACCGCAATACCGACGGGACCATAACCAGCAACTACTATTTTCATACCAAAACCCCCAACGTCCAATTCTCAGCAGTATCTTCTGCCCAGTCAATACTTTTGGTATGGCAATCAACGGTTCGAATAAACCGTGACTTCTCATACAGATCTACCTCAAACCCATTCTGCGTCTTGTTGACAATTGCTTCTTTTTTACCATTGGTCGACCAATGCGTTGAAACACGTTCACAGATTTCGTCTCTACGCTTATGCTCTAGATGAGGCGACTCCATTGTCTGTTTTTTCATATTTTTACCTCCAAAAATAAGATCCCATTGCGCATCAAATTCATTTTGTTTAACGCTAAGAGGTCTTGGTTTACTGCCTTTACCATTCACTAAAAAATTCTCTCCTTTCTTTGAGCGCATGATTCAAGCGCCCATTTAATCGGTCTAATGGGACCCAAATTGAGTCGCCTCGCCATTTTTCTACTATGGCGTAACCTAATGAAGATAATGATTTGCTTACCTGCTCGAAGAAATACCCATTCTTTGGGAATTCACTCCCTATCACGGACTTGCTGCTTGGCGCGACTTCTATGCAAATAACAGGAGAATGTGTTCGTATAAGAGACGCGCCTCCTTGTATAGCGTACAATTCTGATCCTTCAATATCAAATTTAATAAGATCTATCACAGTAGGATTAGCACCATTTCTCCATGTGGGGGTTTCTTTAAGAAACTTTAATGGTTTTACTTCTAATTCGAGTTTAATTTCATCTTCTGCGGTAAGACTTTGCCAGTACTTATTACCGCGTTGACTATTCTTACCAGATCTTCCTGAATATTTTGGATAGTAATTAAAAGTGTGTTTACTGTATTTTTTTCCTACTGCTACATTATGATAATATATGTTATCGAATTTCTCGGTATTTTTTTTAAGAAATGGAATCAAATCTGGCAACATTTCTATCGCATAAACTTCTTCGAAATTTTTAGCCAATTGTATTGTTGTCGCGCCATATGCCGCGCCAACATCTATTGCAACTCTAAATTCTTTACAATAGCACATCGCTCGATACATCAAACCATGTTGCCAATTTTGATTTGGTTTCCATGTTGTATATCCAGTGTCGGCCTCTTCCGGAAGGAGATTCCAAGTTTTACTGATCATAACCATTCTGGTTGTTTTCTCTTAGTCCAATGCATATTAATGCGGTTTCTTTTACTTATATAGAACATACGGTATGATTTTACTGGGTCGTCTGGAAACATACACTCAGGATTGTCTGCCATAGCAAGCTTGAAACGGGTTTGCGGTATATTCGGTATATTCAAAGGCGAATCTTTCAACAAGTAACGAAGTTGAACATCGGTTTTAGTAACCTTTCCTCTGCGGAAAGTGTATTCGTCTAGCAAAGCAACAAAATGTTCGTAGTGCCATATATAATTTTGCTTAGATTCTCTGGTCCATATAGTAGAAGGGTGATTGCGGTGAACAACAGCATATAGGTTTTTTTCCATGTTCACATCGGGGTGTTTCCAATAGCGAACAATCGTCTTACCAGACTTGGACGGACGCTTTGTTTCGTAACCATCGCAGATACGATGAGTCGTGCACAACATTTGTGCAGACTCAATGTACATTTTACGAATATGTTCATCGCACTGATCTTGAGCAGCGCGCCTAGGACAATTATTTAACCGGAATATGTTCATTCTTTTCTATTAAATGTCGATACAAAACGGCAAGAACTTCTTTCTCCTCGTGTTTCAACATATTATATAACTTTTTATCACGCTTTGTCAACTTACCTACTTTCCTAAGAAGTTTTGCTTTCTTGCCGTTCATCGCTTTTCCTGCCGATCTTTATCTAGCGTATCCACTGCCTCAACTACATCGGGAAAATGCACGCTAAGAATTTCCCAACATTTGTCAGCGACTTGCATATGCTCTGCCTGAGTCCCATGTGCTCGCCTCAGTTCACAATAATGCACCCAAGAACGTAGCGTTCCCGCCATATACAAAGTAGTCTCAGTGAGACCCTCAGGAAGCAGTGCGCGCGCTTGTTCTTTAGCAATGCCAGTGTTAAGTGCCATTTCGTAGTAGTCTTTAGCGACTCGAGAGACCTCTGCCTGCATCTCTGTAAAGACTTCCTGTGCTTTACGTTGTACAACTGGATCTTCGTCTTTCTCGCTTAACTGGCGATTGGTAGGGTGCTGTTTTCTCGCTTCACGATTTGTCGTAAACGATTCGCTCACCGCATAACGCTGAGAAAACTCTTGGAACGAAAACGAACGATGGCGCAATATCTGCCTAGAGATATCGCGAGTCGTTTTAATTTCCATCGTGATGCTTACCATCTCGAACGGAGACCAGTGATTTTCTTTAATAAGATACCGTAACAACTTTGGCGCAGTCTTCTCATTGTTCTGATTACTGGGATTGCTCACACGAGCAGCATATGCTACTAACTCTGCAGCGGTATGGCATCCTGTAGACGCACTAGGGGTTGTCATACCTACT